TTCCATTTAATGTTGCAGAACTTGTATATAGAGCGAGTTTTAATGTATCATTATCAATGTCATGATCGCCCGCTAATAACTGCTGTTTAAATGAAGCACAAACTGCTTGATTTATTGCCATGGTTATTTACCCCCTTTAGGATCTAATGATGTTAAAGGAATTCGTAGTACACCATCTACATACTCATCCCTGCGTTTTCTACCCATCTGCTCATCAGCGAAAAGCTTTAAAGCAGCAGTAAACTTAGCTTCGTATAATTGCATATCCTGTACATTTTTCAAGTAGGAAAAAGCTTCAACTAAAGTGCCATAGAGTAAAACCTCTGAAGCATTATTAGATAAAAAAGTTGTGGTATTTGTGCTGCTTATTCTTTCAGGAGTTTCATTGTACCACATTTCTATTGTATAGGCCGCATCAGGAGTTGGAGCTACCATTAAAGTTGTAGCATCCCAATTTGCCCAATATCTAGGTTCACCTGTAAAATTAGCATCAGTAGTTGATCTTTCTACTGCATACTCATCAATAAAAGTAGTATCTACTTGTTTTAACCATACAATAGTACCATCAGTTTTGTGCATCTGTAAACCCCTGGCAAAACGAAAACCGCCCTCAGAACCTGAAACGTCAATAAAAGAATTATTAATTTCTAATGAAGTTGTAGCATACCTTCTCTGACTATCAGAATCTATAGCTCTATCAATTTTGTTTTCTACATTTGTAATAAAAATATTAATAATCGAATCGGTTAGCACATCAGATGTGACTTCAGTGTAATTTCTTACATTTGATAATAATTCAGAATAATTCATGATATAACTACCTCTACTGTACCAATACTTGTTCCTATGTTCAAGTCATCACTTATTGTTGAAGGTTGCATACCGTTTGATGTAAAAAAAGTATCGTTTGGTATACCAACTTGAACAATTAAAGGTAATTGTTTTTGAGGTCTTGGATTTTCTAATGCCTCAGCATCAGCACTATGATAGCCTGGATCAAGTTGAGGGTGTTTAGGCTCATAACATTCTTGGCATACTAATAGACCATTCCATTCTTCAGATAAGTTTAAATAAGGAACTTGAAATCCACATCTATCACAAATTGCTTGTGAATATTTACCTGATGAAAATGCCATTTATAATCCTGGATAGAAAGTTTTAGGAACTATATTTACAGAAGTTGATTGAGAATCCTCTGTTATTGCTCTAGCTAATTCTGATTCATATCTTCTTTCTAATTCACCAGAAAGAGAAGGATTTACTTCTTGTGATAAATAATAAGCTAAGCCAGATACCATGCAGGGTAAAAATCTAAAAGGTGCATCAGCAGTATTGGTATACTTTCCGACATCCTCTATCCTTTGCACATACCAATAATTAATTTGAGTATCTGTAGTTTCAGGGGTTAAGTATGTAGTAATTTGAACATTAGCTAAATTTCTTTGTACGTAAAATTGTGTTGGTATTCCCTCTGAACTTTTATTAGGAATATTTTGATACTCTGACCTTGAAATTTTTGTCATAGAGGTATCAGTACTTCCATTCCTAAAAACCATTTCTAAAATATCATCTGCATTAGAAGGTGCAGTATATTGATTAGTAGAAGCTGTTAAATTTTGTGTATGATTTTGTACTTTCCATAAACTATAACCTCG